TGCGTCTATTCGACGCGATGTTGGCACCCCAGTGCGCCATAACCTAGAACGGCCAGACGCCCTCCATAAGAGGGACGACGAGCCATTCTTTACGGTTACGACGCATCCTATTCAAAAGGCGGGTCCGCGAGGACCTACCTTCCCGGATCGCAATGCGATCTGGGACTCCCCCCCGCACCGTCCTACGTGCCCAGGCGCGAACGCCTCGGGCGAAACGTTTGGGCGGTGCCATCCCTGAAGCAGACGGCCCGAGAGGGTGGGCGGAGAAGATAGAAGCCTCTGCGAAGAGGCTTATCTCCTTCGCCACCACCTCATGGACTGGTCCAAGGGCGCCGGGGTCGGCGGTCCGGGTAACCCGGATCAAACCGAACTCGACGCCCTGGTCGAATGCTTTTCCCGCCCTCTTCCTCGCGGAGAGGGTGACGGGGTCTTTGGACTCCTCCCAACTGGGAGGGCCCAATGGGTCATGGCGGTCCCCGGAACCGTAAAGGTACCGGCCGACCGCCAGACGAAGCCAACGAGGGGCCAGTACCCTCGTCGGCAGACCCCGATAGCACGGTAGGCCCGCCCCCCCCAAGGGGCGGGGAAGACAGGGGACGACGCCACTTTCGTGGCATCGCCTCCACGCGTCAGGCCGGAGGGCCTTAAGGACCCTCCGGGCACGATCCTCTCTACCGGGCCGGGAACAAAGGGACTCGAAGGCCTCACCTTCTTTCGAAGGCGAGGTACCGACGAGCCCCTTCAAAGGGATGCCCGTAGCCCACCGTAAATGGGCCCGCTCACCTCGCCAAGACATCCGAAAGGATATCTCGGTGAAGTTACCCCCCGTAGGGTGGAAATATGCCTTCCCTTTCGAGAAGGCACCGCCACAAGAAACAAGCGTTTCTTTGTAAGCGTCCACCAAACGGGGGGGCCATGCAGCGATCAAGTCGTCGCCACCTACGGCGGTCGACCGGAAAGCTGCGCGGGAGCAACCGACCCGGCGAGCGGCGTCGTCCACAAAGAAAAGGTGGGCTAATGAGAGGATCGGCCACGTAGGACCGAGCCCCATCAGCACACCCCTTTGAGTGTTCAACGTCGCCCCGTTCGGGTAGGTCAAGATCTGAGGTCCCGTGAGGGACTTCAGGGCTTGTGCCCAATACGGAGGGAGGCCCTGCCAACCCTCTACCAAACCGCCGACGATCGCCTCGACTAAGTCGAGAGGCAAGCGATCGCTGGCGTTTTGGAGGTCTGTCGAGACGATGATGCGATCGGGAGACCAATCGCGCATCGCCCCTTCTATCGCGGAGTGACGGTCCCCGATCAGGAACCGAGCGCAACGGGGTTCCTTACGGAGACCCGCCAGCAAGGCCCGATTTAGGACCGTCCCCGCGACGGAAGCGTGCGCCGGGGGGGCGGAAACGATTCGTTGTTTCCACCCCCTCTCCGGCACGCAACAGACCCGATGGTGGAGAGGAGTCCCAGCGCATTTACGCGCTGAGGCCTCCGCCACCGGGAGGGAAAAGGAATTGCTAAGGACCACCATGGTATTCTCATCAAGAGGATCCAAGGCGGTAAAGAGACCCGACGACCCATCAGGGGCTGTTCCAGTTTCCTGGAGCCAGTCCCGGTAGGTAAGCCGGACCTCTTCGCGGGTCCCGCCCCTCCTCCGACTGCGCCCAACAGCGGCAGAAGGAGAGGCCGGAAGGAACACGTCCACAGGCGAAAGCATGTGGAACGCGAAACCTTTCGCGAACCGGCGGGCCCGCACGAGCAATTCCGGGGGTGTGAAATGTGGCGACAAAGCCGAGGCACGGTGGACCGCAAGGTTACGCCGTGCGACGGTAGAGTCACCCTCGGGTAGTGCCCTACCTAGGTAGGACAACTGTTCGAGGGCCGCCTCAGAAGAGAGCATAGGTACTCTCCGTAAGAGGTGGCGGAGTAGTGGACCGGGGAGCGTTCCCGTGAGGGAACACATCCGCGCGTCCGCGGCGATCGTTTTAAGGGTAGCCACGACGTGGCCTACCCCAGAACCGATGGCCAAACGTGTTAACCAAAAGGCGTACTTGGAGAGCCCCAGCCTAAGCTGGTTCTCCCGGGGCGCGCCCCAGGACACACGAATAACTCCAAGAGCCGCAATAACACCCAACAGGGCTTCCCAAGAACGAGACAACGTCTCGCGCTGGGCTACGGGAATAGGGGAGTAAATAAGAGCTGCGCCAAGGGGGTTTCCCCCCTTGGCACTGGGGTGGCACTTTCGACGCTCCCTCCGGATATTCCGGATGGGGTCGTCGACCCGACGTGCCACCTCCGAAGCAGCTGACCACAGGTCAAAATCCCGGAGGATTTTGACTTGCGATGTGTGCTTAGAAGGC